TTACCGGACTGACCGTCCAAGACATCAAAAGAAGTAATGCTAGGATAGTAACTAAAGCAATTCCATAACTCCAACTCATCAAGTCGCAGCCGAGGAACCTCTTCTGGCTTATAGTCTCTTTGTATGAATGCAGAAATTGGCAAACGGTAGAATATAGCTCCGTTTTCCATAATTGCATGAAAGAGTATCGGACGCCCTGTAATCGATGCAACGCCAAAAAGTAAGCAGTCTTCCACTTCTCCATGGTGTTCTTTAAGATCATAGAGATACTCTCGCCGGATTTGACAATACATTACCGGTATATTTGCATTCAGGTAAGCCATTTAACATAAAACTCCTACGTTGCTAAAAAATAAATGGCAACAATTACTACCACAACAGCGGCAGATATTTTGGGATTAGCTTGTGCTAATGTCCAAAGTTGTTTCACTTTTTCCATATGTCCTCCTATTTTATGTCGCCCCAGTTATCACCGGAGGCGTAGTCTACCTTATTTGGTATCTTAAGTCTAATTGCTTTTTCCATGATTTTTTTAACTTTTAAAGCTGTTTCTATATTGGGAATAGAAACACATAACTCATCATGAATTTGGATATGTGGTAATATACCCTCCTTATAAAGGTCTACCATAGATTGTTTTGTCATGTCAGCTGCACTCCCTTGCACTAATCTATTTAATGCACGATATGTAAAAGCTAAACGATAGTGTCCATTAAAATTATTATAGTTCACATCTTCTGGATATTTCTCTTTGTATCTTAATTTAGCGTTTTCTTTAGTTAAGACAGGAACAGGTTCATATCGATAAGATGTAATGGTTTCTTTTTTATTTGTTTCTTTGTTATATTTTTTCTCTTCTATTTTTACTTCAATTTCGAATCTTCCAGCGTCTGCATTCCATTGTTTATCGTAAGGTTCCCAGCGATCAAATCTACAGAATCTATCTCCTAACGTATAAATAAGTTCGTGTTCTTCTGCAAATTCAATTAACCCATTTGATAGTTCTTTAATAAAAGGAACTTTAGAATGATACTCATAAAATAAATCACGGGCTTGTTGTGGAGAAAGGTCGAGTTCTTTTTGTAACTTCATCTTTCCCATACCATAAAATAATCCTAGATTAATTGTTTTAGCTTGGCTTCTAGGAATTTTAGCCATATTAGCTACAATACCATGGAAATCAGTTTTAGGGTCCTTACTATAAGCTTCTGCTAACTTATCAGTTCCGGGGAGCTCCCATCTCAATGCGTAATGCACCACAATTCTGGGCTCTTGTTGAGAGTAGTCGAAAGACCCCCACACACATCCTTCTTCAGGAAGAAATATTTGTCGGATTCTTTTTCCAATCGGCCCTTTAGCAGGAACTTGTTGGAGGTTTGGATTACTCATAGAAAATCTTCCAGTCACAGTCCCCCCTTGATCAGACCTAATTTGATTTATATCAGCATGGATTCTACCTTTATGTACGAAACTTAAAAGTCCTTCTACAAAAGCATTCTTTGCTTTATCACATTCTCGAGCACGGGCAATCATGCGCAGGTATATATTCTTATGTGTTTTTAAATATTGTTTAGGAAGCTGAGGCATTTTTGATTTTGGAGTCTCTTTGTAGTCTTTAATTTTTTGTTGCTCTAGAAGTTTTTTAATAGAAGCAGAAGCCCATATCTCTACTTTAATTCCAGTCCCACTGTGGATATCTTTTATGATCTGGTCCCTTTCTGTTTCTAGTTCGTTGCCAAATTGTTTCGCTTTTTCAACGTCAACGCGAACTCCTNTGAATTTCATATCCACAAGGCAAGGAAATAAGTCCGTTTCTAGTTGAAATATTTTTTGTAGAGTCTTTTTCTCTCCCTGAGGATTCACAAATACAGTTTCTTTTAATTTAGGTTCAAACACTTTCCATAATTTTAGAGTTAATTTAACATCTTGTTCGGCATAATCTTTTACTAAGCTATAAGGAAGTTTATGCATATTATTAAGGGGGTCCTTGATTCCACATTCTTTTAAAGATCTGTCTCGNAGATCATATTTATATTTGGATTCACTTAGATAATCTTTACTTATTGAGTCTAAAGTATATCTCATTCTATTTTCATCGATGATGGATGCTGCAATCATAGTGTCTATTAGTTCTCCTTTTGGCATTAAGCCAGTTTCAGCTCGAATCCAACAAACGTCATACATTGCGTTATGAAATACTTTTTTAATGTTAGGGTTTTGAAACAATACCTTATTTAATTTTTCCCAGGTTTCTTTAGGGGCTAATTTATCAGAATTTTTATGACGAATGGGAAAATAACATGTTTGTTTTCCAGTGCACACTCCAATGCCACACACTTTTCCTATACCTCTTACAGCTCCTGAACCTTTCTTTTTTAATTCTGGATCATAAGTCTCTAAGTCTACTGCAACTATGTCCACGCCTGTTAAATCTAAATCTTCTACTCGAGGCGCTGTACACATTATTTTTTCTCTGCCTCTTCTTTAGTAATCCCTGCATTACGGTATTCTTCTTCTTCCGTCATGGGAGTCATGTCAGGATCTTTGGATTTAGTTAAAGTAAAACCAGGTGGTAAAGGTCTAATGTTTGGTGTGTTTGGATAATCTCTTTCAATAATCATATCTATGTAATGTTTTGCTTTCTTTAGGTCTTCCTTCTTTCCCTTATACTTATGTCTGCAGATATATTTTATAGCATTTCCTTCGGCAAACGGCAAATTATTTTTATTTGCAAATTCACTTGGCTGAATTTTAAAATTTAAATAATGAGATCCTCCAATTTGTTTATCGTATGTTCCCATAATTTCCTAACTCCTTTCCTGTTTCTGATCGCAGCACCCACGCATCATAGATTCCTCTACTAAACATGACATACTTCAATCTTTTTTGTACAAATAATGGCTCAGGTTTATGTCTAAAAAGACTTAAATCCCCTACTACATTATCAAAAGTGGTTCCTTTAACTTTATGAATACTTCCATACCTAACTCTAATAGTCCCATTAAAATCAAATCCGCTCTTTATAATCTTTCTAATGTAGATCATTCTTCGCTCATGTTGTTTGGCATCACAACTCTTTGAACGTTTTCTTAATAAATCAAAATTCTTAACTAATTTAGCTTGAGGCTTTAAAAGTTTAGCTTCAATTAATGCGTCTATAACATATTCCTTATTAATCCAGTCTTCAAATTTAAAGACTCCTTTCCCATGCACAATAGCTTTACTTCCTAGATAACACCAAAAATCTTTTAGTTGTTTTAAACTTTTGGGAGCCCCCTCGGTAAAACTCGGCCACTCATCATGCGCCTTTAATTCTTTAAGAGAAACGTGAGCGGAATTGTTCATATGAGCATACTCTATTCCGTGTGTTTCAAAGAATTGTTTAAATCGTTGATCGCTGGGTTTCCCTCTGTAAGAAAACAAAAAAGTTTGTTTCGTATTCCGTATTTTGTCTATCAATAATTTTAAATTGTGAGAGGGTTTAAGATCATTCAATACATAAATATTTCCTGCTATTCCTTCGGCAGCAGACCAATCTCTTTGGTACCCATAGTGATTCCAGACAGGGACAATAATATTTTTACAAAATTTATTAATGGCTTCCCCACATCTTTTCCCCTCTTTTAATTTTTTAGTGTCTTCATCCTCCCATGGAGTAGCAGACATTTTATGAAAATATTCTGCATCTGAGCCGGCCCATTCAAAAATAGTTTGATCGGGATCTCCTACTAAATAGAAGTGACCATCTTTAACGTTCTTCGCCATTTTAAAAACGGCTTCTAATTGAGAACGGTTAGTATCTTGGGCTTCATCAACAATTAACGCTTGAATATCCGACTCAATTTTAAGCTCATTGTATCCAAGAATCATATCGGCAAAATCGTATAAGTTATTGTTTTTCTTATATGTTTTGTATACTACCTCTAAGTTTTGTAATTGACTTAAATGGTAGGGATTGTATTCCATTCTATCGGTAGAGGGATGATGCCAATGATCTTCAAGAGTACGATTATGACCATACGCTCCTTTAATAAATTTGAAAAAAGAATGGTCTTTATAAACATCAGAGCCATATTTTGATTGTGCAAATCCGGAATTAAGACGTACTAAATTTTTAAAATCTTCGTTGTCTTTTTCATTGAATACTTCTTTACGCACTAATTTTCTTTTGCAATAATGATGAATGGTGCATATTCTATCTTCAAAAAATTTTCTTCGGTAACCTCTTTCCTTAATTTCAGAAATCTTCATGACGGCCTCTAAAATCTCATTAACAGCAGTGTTAGTGTGAGAAATTAAAACAATTTTATCAGGNTCATAGAGTTGAAAGAATTTTTTATATTTAGTTAATAAAAATATATGAGTCTTCCCTGTACCTGGTGGACCTACAACAAATCTAGGCTTTGTCATCTGTTATCTCCTTCACCTCAGTGGCTTCTCCTTCGATTATTAAATCTTCAGACGGCATATCATATTGATCGATCCGCCAGCGGACACATGATCTGTCTTTAATTCTTCCTCTGATCTTTTTTGCTTTTAAAATCTTTTGAATATTTAAAACTAGATCTACTCTTTCTGTCCCGATTCTTTTCTCCACTAAAAAATCTTCAAAGCTATTTAAATTAAATTCTAAATATCTTTTCTTTAAATGAAAATGAGGTCGCTTGTACTCTAAAAGACTAGAACTGTCTGTATAGGCTTGTTCTTTATGAATATATTGTTGAAAGTATTTAATAAAGACCATGTCTTCTGCAGCTTCTTCAACATAGTCTTCTGATTGAGTCCTTGCATTAAATTTCTTTCGCATCATGTCATTAAAAATATGATCTTTTATTTTAATAAGCCATATTTGTGCTTGTTTCATGACTGCATCGCCAAAAGGTTTCTGTTTAAGTTCTGCTCCCTTTACTATTATTTTTATTATTTTTGGTTTTCCGTCTTCAATTTTTTTTATTTCAACAAAATATCTATCTTCTCCGTATTCAATAATGTTTCCTATAATGTTAGTATCTTCTATAGTTTCATATCCAATACCAATCCAACTAAATAACTCTGAAACCGTTTTTGTAGTACACCCAATAATTTCAGCAAGTTTGGGTATCCCAAAATTTCTTTGCGCCTTTTTTCCGCTTGTTCCTTTTGCTCCCCTCTCTTCGGCTTCATTATCATCTGATTCAACTGCTAAATTATAAACAAATTCGTTTATTTCTTCTTCGCTCCACTTAGTATTTTTTAATAGAACCCCTGCTATTGCGGTGCAGTAATCATCTCGTTGTCCTTGGGACGCATAAAGAATACATAACGCAGTGGAGAGAGCCACTTTCCTTAAATCAGTATTTAAATCCCCTGGATACTCTTTTATGCCTTCATATCTTTCCCATACGACATCTTCGTCATTTTTACTATGTCTAGATTTTGGAACTATAGTATAATGATTATTCCCGTTTCTAATTTCACAAAGCGTTGCTCCATGTGGAAATTTTTTAAAGTACTCTTTGAGTTCTGCGGGAAGAGCAAATTTTTTAAAAGCTAATGTACCCTTCCACCAGTAATGGCTTGTGGGATTTGTTGGTCTACCTGAGATAGCACTCCTAGAGATAGCATATTTCTCTATAAATCTTTTTGCTAATTCGTTATCGATATCAAAGTCAATATCTTGATCTAATCTTAATCCCATTGCACAGTGGGTGTATTTATTTTTCCATTCTTCTTTCGATATTTTAAAACTTGAGGCTTGCCAATTTTTTACGATTGGCCTCCCTTTGAGGCACGGTATTATAATTCTGCCGGAATCTATCCAGTGCTCATACGTTTCCAACGGCTGTTCATTTACTTTCTGCATAATAAGTTATTAGGGCGGGTTAAGTCTCCCGCTCCCGCCCCACTCCTCGGAGCTTATAAACTTAGTGGTTTCCTTTTG